TCTGTTCAACTTCCCAACAGGAACCCGGTGGCGAAGTTGAACAGAGTACGCCGGTTGAACAGCAAGCGCCACAGCCAGAGCGTCCTTTGCTCGTACCGCCAAGCGATATGAACGCATCGGAAAAGGAAGCTTTTCTCAATCCTTCGGCTCAAAACGCCCATGTTCTACAACAATATCTCAACCGACGCGCATACGAGACTCGTATGCAATACGACCGAAAAATGCAGGAGGTAAACCAACTGCATAAGCATAATCAGTCGGTTTATGACGTAATTAAACAGTACGAGGACGAGTATGCCAAGGAGGGTATTAGTGTAAGTGATATTGCCAGGCGGTCTATAGCCTGGGATAGAGCTATGAAAAATGACCCTATTGGCACCGCTATAGAGTGGTTAGAATCTTACGGCGTAGACATTAACCAGCTCCTAGACCAGCCAGTACAGCAATATGAGCAGCCAACAAACTACCTTACAAGGGAAGAGGCAGAGCGTATTGCTGCAGAGAAGTACGAGTCGATTGCTCAAGAGCAGGAGAAAAAGGCTCTTGAGCTATACAACCAGCGTGTCGTAGAATTGTTTATGAACGGCAAACCGTTGTTTAAGGACCCGGAAACAGCTTCGCAATTAGAGGCTGAAATGGCTCCAGTGGTTCAAGCTCTTAACGCAACCGGCAGGTATTCTAGCGCTGAAGAGGTCCTTGAAACTGCATACAACTACGTCGTTAATGGTAATCCGACCTTCTCCGGCATCATGCAAAAGATGACCACAGGGCCGGTTATCCAACAGCAGCAAGCAGTGGCTCAAAAGGCAAAACAGGCTGCAAAATCAATATCTGGCTCTGCTGGCAGCGGAACTCCCAGGGTACACGCACAAACATTTAGGGATAATTTGAGGCGGCGTTTCCACGGAGAATAGCCGTAAAGTTATCCCATAACGTATAAGGGATAATAAAATGGCTAATTTAGAAGAGGCACTCGTAGCAACCCTCTTTGATCAGTCGGACGATATTGCGGATGTTGTAACCGCGCATCACCCGTTCTCGGCTGCTTTGCAGGATGCTGGACGAATTAAGCGTATTTCTGGTGGTTATGAACTTCGAAAGCCCGTCATGTACAATGACGTGCCAGTTGGAGGTTTTTACTCTGGCTACCAGTCTTTTGACCTTTCATCGATTGATGACCTGACTGCATTCCAGTTTGGCATTAAACAGCTCTATGAGCCTGTAGCGATGAGTGGCCGTGAGCGACGAGCTAACCGCGATGAGGCACAGCTTCTTGATCTTGCTGAGAGCAAGGTTGAGGCTGCTGTTAGCCGACTTAAGAACGTGTATTCCGCTTCCCTTCGTGGAGATGGAACAGCGTTTGGCGGTATGGAGTTTGACGGATTGAAGAAGGCTGTTTCGACTTCACCTTCGTCTGGAACTTACGGAAAGATTGATCGTACAAGCAACGCGTTTGCTCGTAACCTTGCAATCAACGTAACTCTCTCCGCTTCCAACATTCAGGAGAATATCACCGATGCAATCAGCCGATTGACTCGTGGCGATGAGCAGCCTGACCTTGGAATCATGGACCGTACTGCATGGAAGTACCTGCACTCATCTTTGACTGCAATTCAGCGTATTCAGCTGCCTACCAAGGAAGCTAAGGCTGGATTCCGCAAGCTCAGCTATGACGGAGCAGATTTTGTGTTTGACGGTGGATACGGCTCTGCAGTTCTTGAAACTAACTCGTGCCGATTGCTCAATACTAACTATTGGACAATCGACCTTGTTCGTGGCGCTGACTTCAAGCCACTTACGCCAACTATGGATCGCCCAGTTGATCAGGATGCTTTCTTCACGGTTATCATCGTTGAAGGAAACCTCTGCTGCTCTGCTCCGGTTCTCCAGGGTGTAATTTACGCTTAATAGGAGGAAGGGAATATGTCACAAGTAGGATCATTTGGGGTAAACTATAAAAAGGTTTTTACAGGCACTGAACTTCCGCTGCCAGTAGCAGTAGGAACAGTAGGTTCGCTTGGAGAGGGCGACTTTGTATTTGTTCAGGCTGATGGCGCTATTGATCAATATGGTTTCGTTAAAATCGAAGTTGATGGTCAGGCTGCTATGCTTACAACTACAAATGCTGGATCTAATGCACTTATGGTCGGCGTGGCTCAAGTAGCTGCTGCTGACAATGAGTATCTTTGGGTTTGGATTGGCGGCCCTATGGGTGGTGGTGTAGGTAAGGGAATCAGGGGTAAGGTAGCTGCTAACTTTGTTGCTAAAGCTAACCTTAACACGACTGCTACGGCTGGCGTGGCTGATGATGCCTCGACTACGCTAATCAAGGGTGGTGTTGGACTTGCTTCAACAACTCCTGCGGCAGCAGTAGAACTTGGTTCCGTAGACCATTTGCGGGTGAACTAACTTAACTGGGGGGTAGCAATACCCCCCTTTTTGTGAGGATTTATGCCAAGTCTAACCAATCTTATCGGTTTGGGTATGCCACCTGAGCAAGCTGTACAGGTTTCTGACGGAACTTTTACAACTGTTACGAGCACTAACGCTGTAGTAGCTACAGCCGGTGGGGTTCGTACTAAAATGGCAATTAATAACGTCAATGACACCACTCCAACAGCAGCAGAGCTAACTACTTCGTTCGGTGCTCCAGCTACTGTAGGAACTGGATTTGTAGGTATTGTGAAAGATAACGATGCTGATACTAACTGCTTTGTAGTTGTATCAAACGGAACGTCTTTCTTTTACCTCAAGTTCACGAAGGCAACTTGATGCTATGGGGGGAGCAATCCCCCCTTTTTTTGGATGATTTATGAATCAATCTGGCAACGCAGCAACTACTACGCCGACGGTAAATACAGCTACAAACACTACTATTTTGGCCGCTAACGGATTTCGTAAGTGCCTCATTATTCAGAACAATAGCGCAGCAAACATAGCTATTGGATTGAATGGCGAGACTTTAACCGGCATTACGCCAACCGCAACTAACAAGTGTTATGTGTTGCCAAGCAGCGCAGGTAGCAACGTAATTCGATTCACAGAAGGATTTGTACCTTCCGGGGCAATTACAGCCTACCAGACAAGCGGTAGTTCTATTAACACGTTGGTAGTGATTGAAGCGTAATGTTATATGCTAGATAGGCAATTATGCCTATTTAGGAGAATGAATTATGCCAAATCTTCAATGGCAACATCCGATGATGACTAACGGTGCGCCACAAAAGCGTTACCGTGGGGCCAACATCAGGTTCTTTTTTGCCTATAATGAAAATGAGGAAAAGTCTCTGCGGGAAGGCCGTCCCATATTTGACGAGATTCCTTCAATTTCCATTCAGTTTCCAGGTGGAGATGAGACAGTACGCAAGATTGAGCCTCAAGACATACAGGAGTACCCAGAGGAGTACAAGCGATTCCAGGCTGGTGGCGAGCCAATCACTAGCGGTATGCCGTTACAAGAGTGGCCCCCAATGACTGGAACCGCTATGCGGGAACTTCAGTATCTCGGCTTCCGTACTGTAGAGCAGTTGGCTGAGACTCATGATGAGATTAAGCGAAAGCTCGGCCCACTTAGCAAATTTGTTAAGTTGGCTCAGGAGTGGGTGGCAGCGTCACAAACCGACCAGAGCGAGGTAGTAAAGCTACGACAGCTTTTGGAGAAGTCAGAGGCTCGACAGAAAGCTCTTGAGGAAAAGCTAGAGCTAATGATTCAGCGAGTCGAGGCTAACGAAGGTACTGACCTTCGCAGTTATCGCCGACAAATCGTTGAAGAAGAAGAGTCATACGATGATGTTCAACAAGTATCCGACGAACCAAAACGACGAGGGCGACCCAGAAAAGTATGAGCATAGCCACGGTTATACAAAATGTTGCAAATGAGGCTGGCTACACTGTTGAGTCAAACATCTTCTCATCCAACGAGACGACAACAAAGCAGCTACTTGCTATCGCGCAACGCATTAACCGTGACATATTTGAAGCGTATCCTTGGCCTAAGTGTTACGCTTCGGGCTCAATTACGCTGGTAGCTGGCCAATCGACGTACGCGCTACCAGCGGCTTTTTCTCGCTATCAATACGAAACATTTTGGAACCAAAGCACTCGCTGGCGTGTTTTGGGACCAATGAGCGAGCAAGAGTATGGCGAGATTCGAGGCTTTGGATTAGAACCAACAATCTATCAGCGGTTTCAGATACGCGGATTAAGTAACACTGAGTTGTTGATCAATCCTACGCCTGGCGCAAACAACAACGGCGATATACTCATTTTTGAGTACATAGCCGATAGATCGGTAGTTCCTAAGACTTGGGTAGCTTCTACCTCTTTTGCCGCTAATTCGTACTGTTTTTACAACGGCAACTATTACCAAACTACAGCGGGTGGAACGACGGGTTCAACAGCACCAACGCATACAAGCGGTTCAGTATCGGATGGTGGCGTAACTTGGGCCTATTACAACGGTCCGTACAATGAGTTTCGTGCGGATACTGACACCAGCATATTTCAAGAGAAGTTGTTAGAGCAGGGTATTTTGGAACGGTTTGCAGAGATTCACGGGCTTGACAGTATTCGCCCGGTATTCCAGCAACAGTTACATGAAGAGTTTGGTAGAACAATTTCAGGAAAGGTGATTTGGGCTGGTGGAAGCACTAGACCACTTCAGTATGCAAGAAATGGCGTAGCTATGTTTGGGACGTGGATATAATGCAAGAGCCAGCAATTACACAGAAAGACCCTATTGCGTACTACCGTTGGCTAAGAGCACAGCGTATGTCAGGTGCTCAGGCTACACAGCTTGTTGAACAACGGTTCGGACCTCCTACTACTGCAGAAGAAAGAGCACAGCGGCAGCAAGCACAAGCCGAGAACGCAAATCTGGCACAAGCTGGAGGCATTGTTGGTGGAACAATAGCAGCACAATATATCCCTAGTTTATTCGCCAGTGGAGCACCAGCCGCAGCGACGGGGGCAGGTGCAGCAGGTGCCGGAGCAGCAGGAGCTGGAGCTGCTGGAGCAGGAGCAGCCGGAGCTGGTGCAGCGGGTGGTGCCGCAGCAGGAGGCGCTGCTGCTGGTGGAACTGCCGCTGGTGCTGGCGCAGGAGCAACAGCAGCGGGTGGATCTACTCTTGGCGCTATTGGTTCAGTAGCTTTACCAGTCGCAGCAGCAGCAGTAATGATCAATAATGCCTGGGAAACAGGCATGAAAGACATTGTTCGTGGTCGTGGTGACAGAGCTGATTGGACTAACACAGCCCTTAATGTAACTCCTTGGGGAAGAATGGCAAACATAGGCTTGCGCCTACTTGGAAAACGCTCCATTGGCTTCATGATGAGGTCGGGCAAGTCTAATGCTCAAAATTTGCGTGATGATTTTCGAGGAGCCCTAAAAGAATCAGGTGTAGCCGACGATAAATACATGGTTACACTAGCCGATGGTTCCAAGTTTAACATTGGACTTGATGGCAAAACCAAATACGAAAACACCGATGGTTCAAAACGTAACGCTTGGGACGTGGATTTTAGCAATCCGTTAGCAAAGTTAGCGACGGATAAAATCGACCCAATGATTCGCAACATTTATGGGGCAGATGCAGAAAAGGCAGGAATTCGTCCAGAGCAGTATACCGGCATGTTGGTTAATGCTGTTACAAGCAATGCCAAAAATGAAGCCGATGTAATGGCTAACATTGAAACCATGCTTGGCAAGTCAACTTTTGCAAAGCAAGCTGGTATGGGAATTAAAACACCGCCAAAGCCTGTAGTGCGACCGCCAAGGGGCGAAGTTGTGCGGGTATCGCCTGGTATGTATATGAACGACAAAGGCATTGTAGGACCAGCTAAGACGGTTAAAGAGGCACTTAAAAAGAATTACGACGCTACTAAATCCAAGAAGGAGAAATAATATGGCTGAAAAAGGTAAGATGCTGAAAGGCGCACTTGCTCGTGAACCTAAGAGGACTCGGCTTTCTCCTGGCGTGTACCGTGATGAAAAGGGTGGCTTGGTATCGGCAAAGGGTCGTGCGATAAAACGACCAACACAAGGCGATTATCAAACAACACCGCCTCCTGGCGTGGCTCCGATGCCATCTTCCATGCAATCTGCAATGGACCTAGGCAATCAAATAGCTGCTCAAAAAACTATGCAAGGTGCTCCAGCAGGGATTGAAACTTTGCCATACAAGATGATTCCGGCTGAGTATCGAGATGCCATGCGAACTCTGCAAGTACCTCAGCAGCCTACAAACGCTATGTATGTCGCTCCAGAGGCTATGCCGCTCATGACTAATCGAGGACCACAACCTTGGTCAAATATGCAACCGCAGCCAGCCATACGAATAGAGCAAGGCAACATAGAGCAACTCTTAGGACAATCAGCTAACAATCAGGGAAGGTATCGGTTGTCGCCGGGTGTATATGGCACTCGTGAACAGGCTATGCAGCAAATGCAAAGACAATACGGTGCTCCTGTGATGGGCGTTCCACAACAACCACAACGACGCTACTAAGGCAAACAAATGGCATTTCAAGGCATGACCATGCCGGGACCGTATATGGGGCTAGACCTAGTTAGCCCCATAGACAATATGGACCCTGCTGCAGCATTGGAGCTGGTAAACATATTTCCAGGCGCTAATGTGTCAACGGTTCGCCTTGGCTATCAACAGTTTGCAAACACCGGTTCAACAGCACCAATTAAATTTGTAGACGCTATTAATTTAGCCAATGCAACTACTAAACTTGTTGCATCAAATGACACCACTATATACGGAATTGACACTACGGGAGTTGTTTCTAACATTACCGGGTCCACGGTCACTAGCGGAGAGTGGCAATCTACAACTTACAACAACAGAATTTACCTTTGTAATGGCGTAGACAACGCTCGATATTGGAATGGTAGTGCCGCTACGACAAGCGACCTTACATTTACAGGGTTAGCTTTAACCTCAATAATAGGAGTACATGCTCACAAAGAGCGGTTGTACTTTATTGAAAATGCTTCAAGTCGTATTTGGTATGGCGGCTTGCAGGTAACTGGAACGGGTGGCACGCCTGCACTTACCAGTTTTGACCTAAGCTACGTTATGACCAAAGGTGGCTATGTAGTAGCTATTGGCAGCTACAGCAATAACACCAGCATGAGCGTTCAGGACTTGTTTTGGGCCTGTAGTTCGGAAGGTGAGATTGTTTTCTACAGTGGTTCTTATGCTGGCGACCCTACGTCCTGGGGCTTGGTAGCTCGTTATTACATTGGAAAGCCACTTGGTCGCCGTGCTTTTGTCCGAGTAAACAATGATGTTTGGGTAATTACTGAGCAGGGAATTGTCCCGTTATCTGGCTTGTTTCAGGCTGACCCAGAGTCGGCGCTTGATATTGTAAGCAAAAACATCAATCCGTTGATTAGCGAGACCGCTAGTCAAATTGCGTTTGATCATCAATGGCATGGGTTCTTTTGGCCGCAAGGTCGAAGGGTGTATATTACCCTACCTCAAACTGGCACTCGATGTACTTTTTTGGTTTATTCAATCGACCGAAAAGCCTGGACTCAGTTTCAGCTATTTAATTCAGAGCATTGTTTAAGCTCTTGCTTGTTTAATCGCCTTCCGTTTTATGGTTCTGCTACCGGCATTGTTTGGCAAGGCGAGACTGGGCAAGCTGATGCTACTACCACAACCGACGCTCAAGCTATTACCTACGCTGCTAGGCTTGCATTTAACTTCTACGGCTCCAGGGCGAATTACAAGGCGTTTAAGGACATACGACCTATAGTGAAGGTTAAACGGGGCATATCGTTTAATGTAGGGCTTGATACGGACTTTAAACGACAAGCTACTGTAACTGCAATTAGTTCTCCAGCTGGTGTATTTACCCCTTGGGGTAGTCCTTGGGGAGTTGCGCCAGGAACTACGTTGCCAATAGCGCCATTTACGCCAGTACCAGCAGTAACGCCTCCCCCTTGGTCAGCCGAGGTAGAATATGTGTTTGACAGGTTTGCTGTAAAAGGCCAAGGACACTGCGCAGCAATTCGATTTAGTGGTTCCCTAAAAAACACGACCATGCAAATACTTGGTTTTGAAGTACGTTACGATATGGGTGGACAGGTATAATTATGGCACAACGTAAAACTGCATTAAAAAAAGACCCACCAGCTAATAAAAAGGCGGTCCCGATGGATGAGGCCGCAACTGCTCGACGCGAACAGCGCATCGCATACCTTAGACGTGTTCGACCAAATGACCCAGAAATCAAAAGGCTTGAAGGACTTGTTCAGCAATACCGTTCTGCAAATCCGGCACAACCGCAGGGTCCACAGCCCTTAACGCCCGAACAAATGGCGGTAGAAGGTATGCGAAGCGGTAGTGATGCTTATCGGCAGATTGTAGATCGCTATCGAACAAGCGACCCATATCAAATGCAACAGCAGTACAATCCATACTTTAGCCAAGAAATGGACCGTCAGCGTCAAAACATAATGGATACATTTAATCGACGCAACGCAGAAGAGTTTGCCCGACAGGATGTTGCCACACAGCAAAGTATTGTAGAGCGGGGCTTAGATCCAAATAGTTCTGCTGCTCAAGCTCTTCTGAAAGCCAACACACAGCGTCAAGATTTGGCTCGACAAGAGGCTATGAGTGCGGCTGAAAATCAGGCTTTAGGTGCACAACAACAATACTATCAACAGGCGTATCAAACCGCGATGGCACCGTACGCTCAGTACGAATATGTGCAGCAGCCATATACACTAGGCTTGCAAAACTACTACCAGCAGCAACAGTTGAGTCAACAGCAAGCATTTGAGCGAGGACAACAGCAAAGAAACCTTGCTGCTCAAGAGCGAATTGCTCGTATGCGGGGTTCTGGTGGTGGGGCTGCTCCGGTTAACCCAATGGATGCGTTTTATGATCAACAAATTAGTTCCGGTTATGGACCACAAGGAGCATCACCAAATCCAACAGCATCACTTGCTCAGGGAGCTACGGCTGCCTTTGGTTCTCAAATAGGTAGGCAAAGGTAATATGGCAGATTTACTAACTGACGCACTCACAGGGCTAAATTATACTCCTGCCGACACGGGTTTTGGCATAGCACAGACTAGCCTTAACACCATGACGCCTCAGTTGATAACGCCGTATACTTCTACTGGTCGTGCTGTAGGCGTTGGCCTTGGCTCTATTCTGCTGCAATCGCTTTTGGGTTATCAGGCACGTCAGCAAGCTGCGCGGGATACGCTTGAGGTAAATAGCCTTGCGAATCAAATGCAGACCCTTGCAACTCCACAAGAACGAACTGACTTCATTCGTGGCGTAGGTGACGTAGGCTATCAAAGCCGTC